GGGCCGGGCCGGATGACGGTGACGGTCTCACCGTTCGGCAGGTTCCTCACTGCACACCTCCTCGACGGCCGTGCACCACGCCGCAAGGTCTGCGCCCGGATCCAGGGCTTTGGAGCGGGCCTTGGCCCGGCGGGATGCGGCACGGTATACGGCCGGGTCGTCGAGCATCTCGATTGCCTTCTGCCACACGTCCACGTTGTCGCGATCACAGAAGGTGCCCGCTGGGCCGAGGGATTCCGTGAGGCCTTCGGTGGGGTGTGCGATGACGGGGATACCGGAGGCCACCGCCTCCACGCCTACACGGCCCCACGATTCGTAGTCCGACGGCATCAGCAGGATCCGGGTGCGGGCATACACCTCATCCCGCATGGCACGGCCCGGGACGTGGTCCAGGACGGCGACGTTCGGCAGGTCGGGCGGCTGCTGCTCACCGTATCCGCCGCGCACCGCCAGGAACTTGCGGTCCGGCATGCGTTCCGCGAGCTCGGCCAGAACCCCCGCCCCCTTGGTCATCGTGCAGTTGATCAGCGTGATGCAGTCGCCGGGGCGTGTCTGGTACTCGGCAGCGTGTACGGGCGGCCGTACCGTCAGCCACCGGTCCGGCCCGCACGTGCGGCCCTCGAAGAAAGCCTCGGCCTCGGTGAGCATCCACTGCGAGTTGGCGACCGCGAGCGCCGTCGACCCCTCCCTCATCGGCTGCCATGTCAGGTCGAACGTGTTGTGGCACACCACGATCAAGGGGACGCCGTGGCCGCGAGCCAAGGCTGCCGCATACGGCACGCTCTCCAGATGACTGACCAGCGCATCCGCCCTGGCCGCCGCCAGAGCGAAATTCCCGCCGGACCCGTCCGGCATCACGTGAACACCGTCCACGTCATACGGCTCGCGGGTTTCCGCCCACTGCGACAGCCACACCGTCGCCCGGTGTCCGCGCTGCACGAGGGCGCGCAGCATCTCGTGGACCATCCACTCAGCGCCCGCATTGTGGTCCGGCGGATAGGCGTGCAGCCGCGCCACCACATTCAGCCCGGTCACCGGAACCTCACCATCGACATGGCCGCCTTACGCCGGTAGCCGGCCAGGGCCAGCGTCTTGCGGTCGTCGTCCGTCATGACCACGCCCGTGCCCACGCCGGACCCGTCCGTGCGGTAGCTGTACGGGCCGAGGGTCTCGCCCGTCACGCCGCCCGCCATCGTCGGCGCGGTCAGCGTCCGCAGCACCATGCGCGCCACAACGGCCACCACGTCGGGCGGGACAGTGCCGCCGTGGCTGTAGGTCACCCGATAGGTGCCCGGATAGGCCGCAATGTCTTCCTCGTACCAGCGTTCCGGCAGGTTGATCACCGGCGATTCCTGGCAGGTACGGATGATGTCCAGGCCGTCCCACTGCCAGCCGACGACCGGAAGGTCCGGGGCGCCGCCCGCGCCGACAGCGATCACGACCGTCACGTCGCGGACGGGGCGCTGGGGAAGCCGGATCTCGCCCTGCTGGGCGCGGACCACAATCGTGTCGTTGTCGGTCCGGGCGAACGTCTGCCCGGTATAGGAGCGCACCATCGCGGATGCGTCGTCCAGCAGGACGCTGGCCCGGTCGGCTTCCGCAGACAGGAGTGGCCGTCCGAGACGGGCCGCCAGGGCGGTCAGGTCAGCGAGGGCGTCCACGTGCAGCCACCCCCTCCACCGCCGTGCACCAGGCATCGAGTTGGGTCCGCGGGTCGAGTTCAGCAGCTCGCGCCGCTGCGGCCTTCGCTGCCTCCGGATAGATTTTCGGCGAGTTGAGGCGCTTCACTGCGGCCTCCCACGCGTCCAGGTCGTCCCGGTCACAGAAGACCCCGGCGTCGCTGCACGACTCCAGTAGCCCCGGCGTGGGGTGCGCGACAACGGGGATGCCCGAGCACATGGCCTCCACGGCGACGCGCCCGTAGGACTCGTACACCGACGGCACCAGCAGCACTTTCGTTCGCCCGTACACCTGCTTGGCCATGTCGTGGCCAGGAGTGTGCTCGACTATTTCCACGTTCGGGAGGTCGTCGCGGACGATCTGCTGCCCATAGCCGCCGACCACGCCCAGAAATTTGCGGCGCGGCATCCGCTCGGCGAGTCCGTAGAAGACCTTGGCGCCCTTCTCTTCCGTCAGGTTGATCAGGGTGACGCAGCTTCCCGGCGTGGCCCGGTAATCGTCGACGTACACCGGGGGCCGGACCACCATGCCGGGAGGCATCGGCCGGTCGCCCCGGTCCGCCTCCCACCACGCCTCCACGTCGGCACGCATCCACGCCGTGTTGTACACCACCAGCGACGGAAGGCCCTTGACCAGCCACGCCTTGGTGAAGGAGAACGTGTTGTGCAGCAGGTGCACGACCGGAATCGCGTTCAAGTCGGCGAGGATCGACGCGCGCGGCGTGTTCTCCAGGTGAGTCACCACCACGTGCGCCCGGCCGCCGCCGCGCATCCAGGGCATCGGATCGCCCTTGCCGCGGTACGGATGAACCCTGACCCCGTCGAGTTCGTAGCCGACAGTCACGCCGGCTGACTGGGACAACAGCACATCGACCTGATGGCCGCGGGCCGCCAAATCTCTCAGCAGCCCGTGAGCTGCCCATTCGGCCCCCGCATTGTGCGCCGGGGGGTAGGCGTGAAGCATTGCCAGAACACGCACCAGGGTCTCCGATCTCCACCGGGCGGCGGCCGGCTCGGCGCGGGAGAAGCCGGCCGCCGGGGCGGAATCAGGACTGGTGCGTCGTCGCCTGGACGACCGCAAACGGGGACCGGGTCGCCGAGTTCGTGTTGATCCGGGTCGCCGGGTTGGCCGTGGCGAACGCCACCCGCATGACGACGCGCATCGCCACCGAGTCCTGCTGCATCAGGTTGAGGATGACCTTGCCGTTGTCGTCCGAGATGACACCCTCGGTGAACATCTTGAAGCTGATGTCCTGCCGCAGGCCGATGATGGCCTTCGACCAGTCGCCCATGATGACCTCGGCCTCAGAGGAGACCCAGGCGCCGTTGGCGAGCTCCGACATGGGGTAGCCGTACAGCGTGCCGCCCGGCGTTCCCTGCAGGTTCGGCTGGTAGATCGGCACGCCCTGGGCGGACCGGATGCCGTTCAGCTTCCACGTCAGACCCGGGCGGGACACGAAGCCGTTGACGGCGAACCCGTCCTCGGACACCTTGCCCGCCGCGGACGCGACGTCCACCGCGAAGTCGGCGCCCGCACCGGACACGACCACGTTTCCGGCGGCCACCGCCGACTGGTAGATCGCGGTCGGCCACGTCGACGGCTTGTCCGTGCCGAACAGACCCGCGCCGTCGATCTTCGAGCCGATGGCCTCCACGAGGCGCGGCCGGACCTGGTCCCAGATCGGCATCTGCGCGTCGTCGAGGTACGCCTCGGGGATCGGGACGATCGCCGCGATCTCCTCGACGATCAGGTCGACGTTCTTCCAGTCCTGCGCCGTGGTTTGCTTCAGACCCGTGTCGCCGCCCACGAAGTAGGCGAGCGGCATCACGTCGAGGACGGGCTGGCGCTGCGTCTTCGTGCTCATCGGGACCTGCTTGGCCCGCGTGAGCAGCGCCGACATCGACGGCAGCTCCTGGATGATCTCGGCGCTGACAGGGGTGGGCACCAGCGGGTCATTGCTGGCGTCCCGGCTGATGAGAGAGTTGTACGTCGTTGCCACGGGGTGCTCCTTCCGAGCATGCAGCGGCCCCGGCCCCGTAGCGTGGGAACTCCGGTAGCTGCGATCAGGTCAGGTCAGGGGGTGCGGCCGGCCATGCTGCGAATCCACTGGTCCGGGGTCGCGGCGGCCGAACTGGAAGCCGGGGCCGCTCCGGCGGTCAGCGCCTCAACAGGGCGCTGCGTGCTGGGTACTGCAGGGGTCGGCGCCGACGCCTTGAGACGTTCGGCGAGGAGTTCGGCCCGCGAGCTGATCTCTTCGTCCGTGCCCGATCCGAGGAGGTCGATGAGCTCCGGGGGGATGTTGTGTGTCGCGGCGGCCAGTAGCCGGGCGTTCGTCGCCTTCATGTCGGCGAGCTGCTGTTCGAAGGTCTGCGCCCGCTCGGTCGCCCGCTGGATCTCCGTCTTCTGGGCGTCCTCGGCTTCCTGGTGCTTCTGGGCGGCCTGCCGCAGCGCTTCGATCTCGTCCTTCGACTTGAAGCCGAGAGCGGCCAGGTGCTTGTTCTCGTGCTGCCTGGCCAGGGCCTTCCATTTCGTCGCCTCGGACTCCCAGTCCTTCGGCTCCGGTTCGGTGCCCGCCGGGGTAACGGGGGTGGCCGCAGGCTGGGGAGCCTGGGGCTTGTTGAGGAACTGGCCTGCGGTGACAGCGTCGGCAATCATTTGCTGCGCCTGCGCATCACCGGACGGCTCCACGGCCGCCTCAGGAGTGGATTCGGACATGATGGAGACTCCCGTGTCGGGATGGCCGCCTCGCCCTGTCGGGCAGACGGCGTTCGGGCATGAAAAAGGCGCCCGCCGTGTCGGCAAGCGCACAGAATTGAAGGGCTGGCCGCAGTCGCTGCCTGTCGGCGGCGACCCGGCACCCCGGGGGCGGTCAGGGCTTCAGTGAACCGTCCGCCGCCCAGTTGGACGGGATGAGGCTCTCCAGCTTGAGCTCGCCGGCCCGCTTCTGGATGAAGCGGCGCACGGAAGCCCGTGCCGCATCGGTGTTGGGCTGAACCCGGCCCACCGCGCGGATCGCGTTCTCCAGGTCCTGACGGTTCTCGATCGGGAAACGGCCCGGCGACTTCCCGGGTGCGGGCATCGCCTTGCCGGCCTTCACCAGATCCTGCATCTCCTGGTCTGACTGCTGCGCCATGATCACCTCCCCTCGCTACGGTCGAGCCGGAGCCGTGTACCCGGCCCGGCCTTCGGCTTCCCACCACCGACGGAATGCGTTCACCGCGTCCTGGCCGCCAGTGCCCCGCGTTTCACGCCGCCAGTCCTCATACAGCTTCTCGGCGAGGCCGACGAACGGCTCGTCCATCGTGAACGCAGGCCACGCCTGGCACCCGCAGTGGTCGTGGTACGAGGTGCCGCCCTTCCGTGGATCTCCCGCAGTCTTCGCGGATTTGTACACCGGGCCGCGGGAGGCGAGCATCGCGCACCATGCACACGGATCGTTGTCCGTGACCCGCGACCAGCCCGTCGCCCGCTCGTCATGCCGGATCGCCTCCTGCATGACCGACCGGCCGCCCTCCAACGCCACATACTGCGTCGACCCCGCCATCCGCACCGCCGCGGCGTCCACCGCCTGCTGCTCGGTCTTGCCTGCGGCGATGGCACGCTTGAACTCCACCGGGCCGGTCACATCCAACATGGCCTCCAGCCGCGGCAACTCCAAGGCGCTCGGCACGGGCGGATGGAACAGCCCGTCCTCAACCCCAGCCGCATGCCGCGCCTGCATATATGCCGAGGCAGCCAGAGTCGCCGACTGCGCCCGGGTCTGCTGCACCAGCGGAACCAGCAGCGCCCGCAGAGCAGGCCACGACGCATCGACGTTCGCCGGGTTCACCAGCTGCCGCCACGTCCTGGCGATCTGCTGCACCAGTCGGGCCGCCAGCAGCGCCTGCGTCCGCCGATATCCCGACGCCAACTGCGAACTCGCCGTCACGCCGCTACCTTCGGATCAGCAGGCGGCGGAGAAGCCGGAGTCGCTCCATTGAGCTGCTGCACCTGCGGGGCCATCTGCTTGGCGATGATGTCGTTCATGCGGGCCATCGCATCCGTCTCGTGGGCAGCCGTCTTCCAGCGCTCCACATCCGTCTGCGTCACACCCGGTACCCGCTCCCAAAGCTCCTGCGGCGGCACACCCAGCATCGTCACCAGCTTGCCGAGCGCATCGACTGTCTGAGCCAGCGACCGCGCCGACGTATCCCGCCACACGACCTGCGCTGAAGTGTCCGCCCACGCCTCCCGATCGCCAGCGGCGAGACCCGCCAGACGCAGCGTCTGCTCCCACGCCTCACCGAACGACGACTCGCGCTCACCGCACTTGCGGTCCAGGCCGTCCCGGGCCGCAGCCAGCGCTTCCGCCGACAGGTTCGTCATGTGCCCGAGCAGGTGATACGGAGGCACCTGCGACAGCGTCGCAATGTGCCGGATCGTCGCCTCCGTCGAGTCCAGGTAGCCCTTCAGGTCCGTAGCGCCGAACTCGCCGAACTTCGTGTCGGCGTCCTCGGCGACGAACAGGCCATCCACCCGGGACCGGAACGGCTCCACCGGATTCCCTGACTCGTCCTCC